AGTCAAAAGGAATAAGGCCTTTATCTAAGGAAATAATCTTTACATATTTTTGGGTAAAATAAGATGGGTCTTTCATACATCTTTGGTATTCAGTTATCTCATCTGCGGCCCAGTCTTGTATAATACCGTCACGTTTTACAAGAGGGTTACCTAAATAATAATCATTCTGCATTGTTAGTAACGTCAATCATTTTATCATCATTATCTTTTAATAGTTTTTGTAAGTCGTTAGTTGTACCTACAAAAAGGTTATTAGTTGTATTGTTACCTATTTGTTTTTCTTCCTTTGTATCTATATCTTTTCTTTTCTTATTCAAATCCATTAACTTATCATTAACATCTGCCATATTTTTAATAAGATTAGATAAGACTTCATAAGCACGTGGATGTTCAGATGACCTAGCAACTTCCATCATATCATTTAGGGTTTCTTTACCCTTTTCTAGAAGTTCATAATATGTTGCTCTGGAATATTCAAAATCATCATTTAGGTTTTTATTATCACTCATCAGGAACTATCGCCTATTAATTCTATTGTTGTTGTAAATCCAAAGTCACTGTCTGGTAATCCTAAAACGGCACTATCAGTTGGTGTAACAGTAATCCTAGAAGTTTGTATATCTGAATCTGCAAGACCAATTTTCAAAGAATGTAAATCTACAATTGATTTTCTAATAATCTCACTATTAGTAACAGGTCCATGGAAGTTTATTTTCATTTGGAAATCTAATGTATAAATTATAGACCTTCTTGCACCAACTTCGCCTTCAAAGTCATCAGCAAAAGATACACTCTGTATTATAATAGGAATATCTTCTTTAAATGCAGGATATGCTGTAGCAAAAGGTTTTATTGTTAATACATATTGCGGATTAAAAAATGGTAATATCTGTTCAACTATTTGTAGAGCATCATCTTGTGTTTTAGCATATACATTTAATTGGAAATTAATATTGTATGGAGTAGGTGCGTTAAACTTTTGTCTATTATCTTTAGTTGACCCCTTTGAATTAAAAGAAGTTATCTTTGTTAGTTGTCTAGATAAATCATAATCAAATCCTGTAATCTCAAAAGACATTCTTGGTAGTTTAATTGCTACTTGTGTATTATCTAAATCAGGGTTCTCTCTAATCCTAGTTAGATATCCCCTCTTAGCGGCATATGCTAATGGAACTTTAATTTGACTTATTACAGCACCACTAGAGTTCTTTCTTATAACATGTATGTTATTAAACACTCGCCCAAATATAGCAACTGCTTTCTTTATTTTTTCATGATAGAAATGTGTTCCAAACATCTATTGGTTCTCCGCATCGCCAAATGGGTTATCTTCAGTAAAGTCTAAGAAATCTGCTGAACCTAAACTGAAATCAGTATTTTGTTCATCGGCTGATATCTTATTATCTAATCCAACAGCTGTAACTGTATAATCAGAATCGACTCTATAAGTTCCACTAATTGTAATTGCTGTACTAGTTAAGAATGTATGATATAGTCCATCAGTAGCACCAACATGTACAAGATGTAATTTATTATCTGAATCAGACCATTTAGTTATTTCACCTGTAATAAATGTTCCTGCATCACTATCTAGTGTTTGTGTAGCAGTTTGTCCAGCTTCTATAATACCATCTCTATTTAAAGTAAGTATATATGTATAAGCATAATCAGTTTCAATTTTATCAATGGCCGCAACACCAGTATCTAAATCTTCATCATTGTATTCGAATAATTGCGCTCTTAATTTGTAAATAGGTAAATTAGATAATTGATAAAATGGTTCTTCGTGTTCTACATGTGTAATTTCAAACATCTTATTTGTCATCGGAAGATAAATTAAGTCGCCTTCTAAAGGTCTAGATGACGTAACTTCGCTATCATGTCTTAATATTGTTTGTGCCCATCTTCTTCTAGAAACAATGAAAGTAGCTTCATCTCTTATCTCAACACCAAACTTACTAAACAAATCTCCTTCTCCATCAAACCCTTCTGTATTTTGTATATACATTTCTACTATGTGAGAGGAATTAAAACGTGAAGGCACATCATCACCGAAAATTTTATCTTCGTTAACAATATCTCTTGGAAGGTAATAACAATCTTGTCCATAAATTTTTAAAGACTCTATTACAATATCTTCATATAAGTTCTGTTCTGACTTTACTTCGTCAGAGAAATATGCATTACGTGCCATATACTAATGTTATCCTACAAAAAAGTCTATTGGGGATTCATGTTCTAGTCTTAGTTTTTCCCTTAATCTTTCTAAATCTGCGGTTGCATCATCGTAAATCTGTCGTCCATTTAAAGTAACACCACCTGGTAATTGCATTCCCTCAAACTTAATTAGATTTTGACCCCATTGTTGTTTTATTAATGCGGTAGAATATTCTTTTAACCACATATCATTATAGATAGCAGAAAATGATGCAGGGTCAACAAGTTTTTGAACTTCATAAACCAAATAATCTCCAGCTTTAATATCTTCACTAGCAAATTCACCGAATATATAAAGTCTATTTTGTTTCCTTGAGAATTCTACTTGAGGTGTCCCATTTAGTTTCATATCTAATAAAGAAAGATATTGTTGCATTTGTTCGTAATAAGCAAGGTCACCAAGACTATTAGCCATAACAGACATGTCGTTTAACATCATTTGATATTTAACATCAAAGAAATTTTGACTTGAACCAAACGTTGTATTAGTTGCGAACATTCTTGTTACAAATAATACATCAGATGCTACAGTAACATATTTATTAGTAACATCAGTTGCTGTTACCAGATGACTAACATATGCCCTATAAGCGGCTTCAGAATTGTATTCTTGATACAATTGTAATGCTTCATCAATTCTATCTTCTAATTGGTCTTCATCTACGTTTACTTCGACCACAGGTTCACCTAGACGCCTTTTACAATAATCTATTAATGTATCTCTTGATGTCGGGTTAGCCATTAAATTCTCCGTTTATATCTTTATACTATTTATACTAATTATATTAAGTAACTGTTACACCTAAATAATATGTGTTTATGGTTACAGCCGTACCAGATGGATAATTTTGTTCTCTATAATCATTAGCATTTACCAGCAGTTGGGTCTTTGTAAATGCATTTAATTGTGTATTAACAATAGCTGTTCCTCTTTGCGTTCCAGTAGTATCAGAATCATTATAAAAAGCATAACTTATCTTAGCACCAGTAATATTCTTAGATGCGTATCTTACCATATTTGCTAATACACCATTAAATGCGGCACTGTCGGGTGTAGATAAAGTCCCATCAGTGCTATCAACATGTAAAGGTATATTAAAAGCAGCCGAAGCGGCGGGTGTTACTTTATGTAGATAATAATTTGTTATAGTAGTTGGTTGGTCTTGAGTTTCAGTCATTCCAGCGGCCGTATATGCTGATGCATCAGCCCTTGTGTCAAAGAAAATTGGATTTGTATTTACAAGTTGGCTTCCACTAAATGTGGTTGCTGTTTGTAAATGATATGCACCACCAAAACTATCGTCATTTGATGATGTAGCATAACTTGCTAGTGCTGGTTTAATAAATGTATCGAGAACATCAGAGTCAGTCATTGCATTTATAATAACATTAGCACTATCATAATAGCAAGGAAATGCTATATTATCTGTATCTGCTGTTGTTGCTAGAGCATTAAATGCTGTTGCAGAATCACCTGCATAAGCATTTTGTGAAATTTTCGCATGTGATACAGAAACAAAAGGTCCAACACTACCAGGAGAAAACGTATATGAATAATTTGTATAAGCGCCTGCTGTTGCACGCGTATCAATAATAGCACCTAAAGTACCACTACTTGCGACATATGTTAATTTTATTGCAGGATCTGATCCATATAGATGTTTAACTTGCCTTTGTATATCAGCAACCTCTGCATCACTCATCTCTACTATATCAGTTCCATTAAACTTTAATGGGGTTCTAAGTGCCATTATATAATCCTTTCACTAAGAGGCAGCGCCTATAATTGTTTTAAGTGCAGTTCCACCTGAGTTCTTAATAACTAGTGTTACAGCTGTCGCAAAGTTTCCTGAAGCGAGACCTGTTATCCCAGTTCCTGCTCCAGCTAATATGGTTGCACCAAGTGTTCCATTACTAGAGTTAAATGTTAAATTTGTGCCACTCTTTGGTGCAAGGTCACCAGTTGCCGCTGTGGCAAATAGAGGAAAACAAGTTGTATCCGATGATTCATCAGCA